CTTCTGCTCTTTCGCTAATCCCTCTGCAATATTCGCCTTTCCCGACATAACTATCGGCATTTGCACGGCAGCATGCATTAGCTCAAGATCTATTTGCAGAACGGTGTCGAACTTCTCACCAATATCCCCAAAATCTATAACCTTCATATCAACAGTATCGTCTGTGACCCATTCATGCTTATAATTCATCCATTCAAGATCGCTACTAAACGCTTCGAGATCAGGAGTACTTGGAATAATTCCTTTTTCAAATTTCCCAACCTTTACATGAATGGGAGAGTTCGCCTTCCTCTTCATTAACAAATGAAGATTTTTTAAATTACCCAAAAACCCATCTATGAGTGGTATGGCCGGGTAGATTATTCCTACACCATATGGATCATCACCTATTTCATTAAATTTGAGATGTGCTATTTGGAACGGTTTAAAGTGTTAACAGATCTTTTAAAAGTCCCATTCATTAGTATTGGGTTGAGTAAGCAATTACAATTAGAAGTCGGTCGTTTGCTCAAAATACCTGAGGAGGAAATTGAGAGTGATGAGGATCAACGGCAAGATGAGGAAGAAGAGCAGACTCAACCAAAGGTTCCAGGTACACAAGCAATTGAAGAACGATTCGACTACACACTACGAGAATGGCTTGGCTTCGATTTCCAAGAATATAAGAATGGGATACAACGATTCCTAACCAAACACAAATTCAGACTCCTTATTGCAAAGAATAATGTAGATCTTCAAGCTGGGAAGCTTAATGCATTTCAAGTTGATCGATTACGGTTTGTATTGCAAAGAGGGTTTGAAGAAGAACAAACGATCAGGGAGATAGCGAGTGAGATTAATAAAAAGGTTAAACCTCCTGATCTATTCCAGGTTAAGGATGGTGAGATCAGGAAGAATAAGGATGGATCTAACAGGCTTGTTGTCAGCTCGGAGTTGAGAGCTATTAATATGGCTCGTACACAAATAACTTTTGTTGCTAATCAAGGCGCTTTAATAAATTATAGAGATGCAGGAATTGAGGAAGTTAGTTGGGTTGCATCTTTTGGACCACGAACATGCCCGATTTGCGAAGCGTTGAATGGGAAGATAATGAATGCTAGGAATCCAGAAGAAGTTCCTCCGGCACATTCTATGTGTCGTTGCACATTAATTCCGGTGATAAAATGATATTACCCCCATGTGAAACAAAAGATTGTAAAAATAACGGATTTGTAAGAATAGGAAGAAAATTTTATTGTGGTGAATGCATTGGTAAGATTCAGCAAACGAAACAACCAACCGTATAGTGCTATGCCTCATACAGGTGATATGGTACTGCCCTTAGCTAGTGGGAAGTCTGGATTGGATAATGAAAGTGTGCTTGTTATAGGAACATGGGACGATTACACAGGCAGTGAAACAATATTCCCATCAGATGTTTATTATGCGGGTGCAGCAAATAAGGCATCACCACGAGCAAAAGCTGAAGGAGCTGATATTGATGCTATAGATCGCAGAGGATTTAGGACGGCAACACACCGTTCACGACAATTTTTGGAGTATATAAAATTATGACAAAAGTAGAAGAAGAAGTGAGCATAGATATTAAAAAAGATAAAGATAAAATTAGTGTTAAGATTAAAGATGATGAACAACAAATTATTCCAACACAAAGTTCGAGAAGGGTTAAAGATATAGACTTTCAACTAAACCTTCTCACAACAACCACATCCTCTATCATACTCAAAAAGATTAATGGATTCCTTCAATCTTTTATTCTATCAGCAAGCAAGCAATGCAGCATAACCATCAGATTTTCTACACTCCCAAATATAGTTTTATATGAAAACAGGCAATTTCATGGAACTCAATATCTTCCATTACGAGCCCAGGCAATAAAGCATGATGCCACATTTTTCAGTTTTGGAGTTGAAAAATGGGCTATTAATAATGAGTTAGAGATTATTGTAGACGGATCTATTGGAACAGTGGTTAATGGAACAGTGAGGTATGTATAATGGGTGAGATAATAATTGATGGGACAGGAAATTCGTATCCTTTAAAAGTTAATGCTGATGGCAGCATCAACACCAATTCTGCAATGGCTCGAATACATATAGGTAGTGGAACTGCCACATACCGTGCATCTGCAGAGCCAGGCGCAAATACCGCTAGCGGTGTATGGCAGATGTCTCGAACAAATAGAGAAAGTTTTCAGGGAATAGCTAAAGCAGCTGTTACAACATGGGCTTCTGGCACTGGATCATTTGACAAGATTGTTGATGCTTTATTCACATCACCTTATTTATAATGAAAAAAAAAAATATAATAATTTCAATAATTATATTAGTTTTGATATTATCAATAGCGTATGCACAAGTAGAATTTACGGTGTCTGATCGTTTAGTGCTTGAAGTGTTTAATCCATTCTCATTCCAAGACGATCTTATCAGATCAGCAAATTTTTCTGGAGAGAACATCACTGCTGACAATTTTATTGGTAATGGTAGTCCGCTTACTGGAATATCCGGATTTGTCAATAGCACTGCTTGGAACAGGACTGGATCAAATGTCATTCTCGCTAACCAAAATGATAATGTGGGAATAGGTACTGCATCCCCCACGGCGCCATTAGACGTGAATGGTGATATGGTATTGTCTGGTGGCAGCCAAAATTATAATTTCACTAATCGCCTTAACGCTTTGGTTATACAAGGTCAATCGTTAAACACAGAGGCTTTGGTGGAATTATTTACAGGTTCTGGTGATGGTACTGATGAATTAGAGTTACGAGTTTACGCTGTTGGAAAATCAGATAACATCAACGATAGTGAGTTCTTTCAGTTTGGATATGCTCCTATTCCTAAGACATTTGATATTGAGACAAAGGCTCTTGGTACAGGTAAAGCTCGTGACATTCAAATAATAGATAATGGCACTACTTGGATGAGATTTCTTGCTGGTGCTGGGGTAAGCATTTCTCGCACGTTAAATGTGACTAATGTTAACATAAGCAGCGATCTTAATGTGATTGGAAATGTTAATATAACATCAGATTTAATCAGTCCAACTATCTATGATGTTTCTTCTCAAGGATTGGTTTTAGCAATGAATTTCAATAATGGAAGTATTACAGGTAGTACTGTTTTAGATAGCTCTGGGGAGAATAATCATGGAACTAATAACGGAGCAACACACAATGCTACAGACGGGTTTGATAATTTATTGAGTGGTGCTTTTGATTTTGATGGAGTGGATGATTATATAGAAATACTTGATAGTGGTAGTTTGGATATTACGGATGCGATAACTATAGTTGCATGGATTAATGCTGATACATTTGGTTCGTTTGAACGTATAGTAGATAAGAAGGTTAATGAATGGACTTTTGTTTTAACAGACACAAGCCCTTTTACAGGTTTAGAATTTTGGATTAACGGTGTTGTTCGAGCAACTACTTCAACTGGTGAACTAACAGCAGACACATGGCATTTTGTTGTAGCCACTTATGATAAAGATTTGGGAGGAACAGAAGAGGTTAAAATATATATTGATGGTGTTAGTAAAGCTACAGGGGATTTTTCTACTGCTATAGGTACTAACGCTGATTCTGTAGATATTGGAAGAGAAACTACAGGTGAAGCAGGTAAGTATTTCGACGGAACAATAGACGAAGTATCTGTATGGAATAGGGCATTATCATCAGATGAAGTTAAAAGGCTTTATTTACAGAGAGTCGAGTTTTATAATTCTTATGTTTCTCAAAGAGACATTTTTGTTAACGCCTCTGGAAGTGTTGGAATAGGAACATCAAGTCCATCAGCAAAGCTCCATATAGATTCTTCAACAACCAATGAAGTGGCAAGATTCGTCTCAACAGATGCATTAGCACATTTGAGAGTAGAAGATAATTCTGGTCATGTATTATACAGTAGTTCTGGGGATGATTCAAGAATATATACTGGTGATGATGATAACACTCAAAAATTAACAATAAAAGCAACTTCTGGGAATGTTGGAATAGGAACGACAACACCAAACTATCTTCTTGAGATTGCAGATACTTCAGGAGAAGGTCTATCACTAAATGTTTCTGAAGTGCTATTTGTGAATGGGAGTAGTAACAGTGTCGGAATAGGAACGGCTAGTCCAATAGGAAGATTTACGATCAAACAAGGTTCAGATAATTTTCTTGAGGGGTTAACAATAGTTGATTCAGGAAGCACAGACAGATGGGATTTGGCTCTTGCAGGTAATGATTTGTTCTTTGGATTTAATAGTGCTACAAAAGTTTTCTTTGGAGATGATGGAAAGGTAGGTATAGGAACTACAGTGCCAGAGGCTACTTTGGATGTGGAATCATCAGGGACAAACAGTCAAAGTATTATCAGAGGAAGATCCGATAACGGTGTTAGGTATTTACTTGCTACGGACTTGTTAGATGATGGTTACATGTTCTTATATGATTCTGGCGAGATAGCTCAGACGGCTTTCAGAACTAATAGTAATCCTTCTTACATAGCAGGTGGTGGTAGTTTTGGAATAGGAACAAGCACGCCAGCTTATAAATTACAAATCCAAAACTCATCAGAAGCACTGAATGTTTCAAACTTTTTATTCGTGAATGGAAGTGGAGTAGGCATAGGCACTGCACGTCCTCAAGTAGAACTTCATGTTATAGGAGATGTTAACATTACTGGAACAGATAATAACATGCAACTTGGTTGTGGTAATATTACTGGAGAGGATACTGAGCTTTGTACTCTTTCACAACAATTTGGTGATGCTACTGCTAATATCACTACTTTGAATTTGACGAGTCAGGGTCAGTTTGATGCTAATGCTGTTTATATTGGTTTGGCAACTGCTAACATTTCTGCTAATGCTATTGTAGTAGGCGATGCAACTTCTAACATATCTAATAGAATGAATGTGAGCGGTGGCAATTTTAATGGTGCTGTTAAAATAGATGGTTCTGCTGATGTGGAACAATTTATAGTGCAGGGTCATTCTACTCAAAGTGCAAACTTGTTTGTTGCTGAAGATTCAGCAGGGACAAATATGCTTTCAGTTAATAATGCAGGAAACACTTTTATTAGAGGAACATTGGATATAAGAGGTAGTCTTTCAGATGGTGCAGGGAATGTTATAATAGCAGATAGTTTAGATATAACTGGAACAAACTCGGACTTAACACTAAATCAGGATGGAACAGGAGCAAGAAGCAATAACCTAATACTAATAGATGATACCAACACGTGGTGGACAAGAATAAGCGGAAACCAATACCATATTAGAGATAATACGGCAGGGACAGAGCCTTTCAGGATTGATGAAGGAGCATCAACAGGAACATTATCATTACAAGCAGACGGTGATGTGACTATGACACAAGGGAATGTTGGCATAGGCACTTCAAGTCCAGGTACGCAATTAGAATTGGAATCGAATAATCCACAAATTCTTTTAGATGATAATACTGCTGATAATATTTATATTGGTAATGTTAATGCAGATTTTGAAATTCGTGATACTGGAAACTCCAATGTTTTGTTCGTTATTGAACAAGCAGGAGACGTGGGGATAGGCACAACAGATCCCATTCAGTTACTTCATATCGAGGATGCTGCTGGATCAGATACAGAGTTATTAATTCGAGCAGGCACAGCGGTAGCTTCTGTTGGAAATGATGCTATCTTAACTTTAAATGCCATCGCTAATAATGCGGCACAAGACCAAGTACGATTCAGAGCTATTCACACAGGTGGTGAGAATGTTAATTTTGTTATTGAGCAAGATACAAGTGCGGGTGCTTTGACAGAGGTGTTAAGAATAGATACAGATGGGGATGTTGGCATAGGCACTTCAAGTCCATCTGAAGTATTAGAAGTTGAAAAGAATCAAAATGATTTCACGGTATTGAGAGTTGAAAACACCAATACTGGCACAGGTGGAAGAACTGGAGTGACAATTGTAAGTGGTAGTGTTAGTACTTTTATTGAATCTGTCCAAAGTAGCAATACAGTTGTAAGTGGTTGGGCTGATAGTACTGTACTTACTTCAGACGCAGATATGTATATTGGTCCTTTTGGTGGAACAGATAAAATATTTTTTCAAACGGGTAGTGTAGCTGGAACAAGAATGACAATTTTGGATACGGGAAATGTCGGAATTGGTACTTTAAGCCCTCCTTACGAGTTGACTGTTGGTGATGGTCAAACTTTTCTTCAGGACGGCACTGGTGCTTTTCCTTTAATAATACACAGGAACGCTAACAGTGCCAATTTTGGTGTTGTTATACAATTTAGTTTAAATAATAGTAATAATGCGCTTCAAGAATACGCTGAGTTACTAGGTATTCTAAGACTAAGTACTGCAGGAAGTGAGGATGGTGATTTAGTTATAAGAGGTATGAACGATGGCACAATGAGATCCATTGCTAACTTCACTGGTGATGATGAAAGTTTATACATGAGCGGTAATATCATTCTTGGTGGTGGTCGCATAGACATTTGTGACGGAATTTGCGATCCCGATGCCGCAACTGGTGATGGTGACTTGTACGTTGAGGGTAATTTGGAAGTGGATGGTTCAATATGCATAGAAGGAAGCACAGGAGGACCTTGCACTGAAAGCTTAGGAAATCTTCAAGTAGAAGATGGCAGTATTTGTGTAGGAAACGCTGGTTGTGATCCTGGAACTGACGGGACGATACTCATAGAAGGAGATTTCACTAGCTCTGACACTGGAGACTTAGGATGGAGTGTGCAAACAGGAGCGAACACTGCTTGCACTGCCACTTGCACTAATGCTTGTGTGTTCGGTTTTGATGATGGAGTGGATACTGTTGTTAGTTGTTCATCAACAGCAGCTGACACTTGCGTTTGCGCAGGAGCGAGTTAAAAATGAAAAAAATAATAATAGGGATTATGATGTTATTATTAATTATCCAAGTATCGGCACAAATAAATATACAAACAGCAACAGTACAAACTCAGGAAGTGATAAATACAAAAACTGATGGAATAATAAATATGAGTGAGAGTCCTAGAATAACATTTTATTCAATAGAATTAAAAAAGAATATTACTCGTAATTTTGAGGGAACAGATAGGTATAATCAATGCAAAGCAAATAGTGGATTGTTATACGTAGGTGATGTGTTATCTTTTAATTGCACAGATTATGTTGATTATGATGATTATCTTGAGAAGAAAATGGAAGAGAATGTTGAAAGCCTAAAAACAAGCCCACCATCTGATGTAAGCGGTTTGCAATTCCAAGTTGAGAGTTTAGAGTTATTGATACAACAATTATTATCTAGAATTGAAGTATTGGAAGCCATGCTTAACATCACAGAAGAACCGGCACAAACACCATTGTATTCTTGTCCTGGAAGGGCTGATGAAGAATGTCCTGGAGGATTGAGCAAACTTAACGCTGAAGGTTTACAAACAAGATGTTATAATCCTTTCCTGATCGGCTGGAAGAATTGTAAAACAGGGTGGACGCTGAAATGAAAGATTATGCAAAACTAGCTAAGACAAATAACGGCTTGAAAGGAGATGAAACGACAAGACAATTATGTTTCATACTATTAGGAAAGATTGATGATAATGCTAAGAGAGATGAGGATTATCATCATGAATTGAGAAAAGAGCTTATTAAAGCAAATGAGGGTGTTGTGAAGAATAAAACTGGTATTAAATATTTAAGATGGATGTTTGGGATCTCGATAACACTTCTTCTTGCTATAATAGGATATTTTTTGAATATGTAATAATTATATAATTAAAATATATGTATTTAAATACATTAAAAATATATTTTATCAAAATGCCTTTACCTAAACCTAGTCCAACTGAGAAAAGACAAGCTTTTATTTCTAGATGTATGGGTAGTAGTCAAACTAAAGCAGATTTTCCTGATCATGAACAGAGAGCAGCAGTATGTTTTAGTCAATGGAAAAGATCAAAGGAAGAATTTGTGGAGAGAGATTGGCATAAATTAAGTTTTGTAGTACCTATTACTGAAAGCATTACCACAGAGGATGATTTTTTAATTAAAGGAATAGCAATTACTACTACAACAACTCGCAATAGAACAAAATTTATTGCTAAAGAATTGCGTAAATCAGTACAATCATTGAATGATAAGCCAATTCTTAAAGATCATAACAACTCAGTTGATAGCATTGTTGGACGTACAACAATGAATAATAAATTTAGTGAAACTCATAAAAGAATAGATTTTGAGGCTAGAATTGTCGATGAAGATATGCAAAAGAAGATATCACAGGGATTAATTAAAAATGTGAGTGTAGGAGCAGTTGTTGAAGATCTTATAGAGCATACAGATGAAGAAACTGATGAAAAATCAATGATAGCAACAGGGATCGATTTTGTTGAATTATCATTAGTCGCAGTTCCCGCAGATCCAGATGCGGGTTTTGCAAAAGCTGTTATGGAAAGTTATAGTTTGAAAGAGGAAGCAAATTTTTTTAATAAACAGGAGGTTATCAAAATGTCTGAAGAAAAGAAAGTTGAAGCTCCAGTCAAAGAAGAAGTGAAGCAAGAACCTGTAAAGGTTGAGATAGATACAAGTAAGCTTCATGAAGTGATTGGAGAAGCTGTGAAAGCAGGGATTACAGAGGGAATGAAGGCAATAAAAGAGCAGGAAGAAGAAGAACCTGCAAAAGAGGAAGAAACGCCTAAGGAAGAGGAGCCTGCAAAAGAGGAAGAGCCAAAAAAAGAGGAAGAGCCAAAGAAGGAAGAAGAGCCTGCAACTGATGAAACTAAGGGAGAAGTTGCAACAGATGAACCAAAAGGGGAAGGATCTGCTTTTGATAATTATTTAATTGAAAGATCTGAATCTGGGAAGGGTTATTCAATATCAATGAAAGAATATCCAACGGGAATTAGCAGATTAAATCCAAATGCTGATTATCCTTGGGAGGTAAAATAAAATGGCAGCAGCAGGATTAGGAAACCCATTAGGATACATCCCTGTCGGCGATACAGGAAATCCAATGATTATTTCAGGAAGAGCACGAGCTGAAGCAATTAGTGGTGGTGTATTCGTGTTTGCATCAGGAGCAGATGGTGTTGTTAGCTCAGGATTATCAAGCTTTGTAAATGCAGATTTACTATTTGCACGTGATGCAAGTGGATCAAGATTTAATGGAATTTGTGCATATAGTATAGGAAGTAATGTGCCTATAGCAGTTATTAGAAATGCTGATGTATTACTTGCATGTAATGGAACTGTATTAGCAGGAGCATCAGTAGGATGTGACGGAAATAATGCAGTTGCACAGATTGGATCAACAACAGAAGTATTAAATGATGGAGCATCAAAAATGATTGGACGAGCATTAACTGGAGCAGCATCAGGAACAACAAATTATGCTCTCATTCATGTAATGGGATAGAGGTGAACAAAAATGCAACACATTAAAGAATTGTTAACAACTGGAACAGGAACAGAAGGTCAGCTTCTTATACCTAGGAAGATTTTTGATACTCTAGTTCAGGACCAGGAGAAAGCATTAATTCCAAGAAGTGAAGCTGGTTGGTTCTTTAATCCAGCGATGGTTCCAGGATCATCAGTTGACTTCGACACGGAAGATGAAGACAAGATGGACGTGCGAGAAATCGCAGAGGGAGGAGAAATATTCCTTGATCAGGACGAGTATTCAAGCACTAATATCAAACCAACGAAATATGGTGTTGCTATTAGAATAACAAGAGAACTTATAGAAGATGCAAAATGGAATCTTCTACAAAGGAATATTGAGAAGGCTGGAAGAAGATTGGCTGAAAATGAAAACTCATTGATTGTTGGTCAACTAGACAATGCTGCAAATACAGTAACTGGTGGATCTGCAATTACTATTCCAAATATTACAAGAGCAATGCAGCATTTGGAAGATAGTGATTATGAACCAACATCATTCCTTATAGGAATGGAAGTGTTAAACGATCTGAGAAACATTGATACTTTTGTAGAAGCTAACAAACTTGGGAGTACAGAAATGCTTCGAAGTGGATTTGTTGGTACAATATATGGTATGAATGTTATGAAAGTTTCAACAAATGCAGGGATGACAACGACAAGTTCATATATATTTGATAGACGAAATGCATATGCAATTGTTGAAAAACGAACAATTACCGTTGAAAATTTTGACTTGCCAACATTTGACATGAGTGGTGCAGTCATTACACAACGACTTGCAGTTGCGTCTATTCGAACAAATGCAATTGCCAAAATTACGACAACATAAGGAGGTGACTTAAATGGGTAATGCATTACAAGATGGATTAAGTTTACCTGATCTATTTGCAGATACAGCACTTCAAACTGCTGAGATTGGTAGTGGTGCTGTCATGACTGTTAATATCAGTGGTGGACAGGTCACTACAGCTAAGATTGCAGCATTAGCAGTAACAGCTGCTGAAATTGGTGCTGCTGCAGTAACAGCAGCTAAGCAAAATTGTATAGGTCTTGGGAGTCCAGTACTTGTTGGTAATCATTTACAAATTGGAAGTGGTGTAACAGGTGCAGGAAGTGATGTATGGCATCTTTTTCCTACAGCATTTGCAGCAGCGCCAATTGTGACTGTATCACAGGCTGAGACTAAAGAAGCTATTCAAGCACCAATAGGAAGTATGGTAGCAGGAAGTTTCTATGTTCAAACTGTGGGTGCAAGTCAAACATTTACTTTTATAGCTGTTGGATCAGGCAACCTATAAATTTTTTATTTTTTTTACGCCTATATGGCATGACAAGTAGAGTCGATAAGGAGGTAATTTAAATGGTTAGAGGAGAACGTATAAAATCAGTTATATTTCCACAACAAACTCTTTCTGCTGCTAGCAGTGGATTGGCATTATTCACTGATGAAGTGATAAATGGTGAAATTCTTCAAGTTGAACATGGTTTTAATCAGAATGGTAGTTTAGCATTAGAAGCATCTGGAATTGCCAATACTGAAATTTGGAGAGTGAATGCGTCAAGTGGTACTAATACGTCTGTTGCTTATCCAGGACATTTATTGGAAGATACAATAGGTAGTGCAATTGGATTTGGTGGGACAGTGGCTTTATTTGTTGTTCATGATAAATTAAAATTAATAACTGGTAGTTTAATCAGTGGAACATCTGCTAATCTTGATGTGACAGTCAAGTATAGGTGATCGAATGGTCACATATAATTTAGGATCTGTCGGATCTGTTGTATTAATATTAGTTCCCGAAACTCCAACAGCAATCAGCGGTACACCATTATTAGGTATTGCTGATCGTGAACGATTGTTTATGGAAGATTATACTGGACAATCGATTGGAAGCACAGGAATAGCTGAGAAGTTTCAACCAGCTCTTATCGATCTTACACAAGCAGAAGTATATGGAATATTAGAAGCTGAAAGTGCAGCCGATGATACATTAAGATTGGCAGATTTTAGTGTGAAATCTGCAAGATCATCTAAGAATTCGCAGTCAACTATATATCATGAAATGGGAATTCAAAAACTTAATAATCTTGGAAGAAAAGTGAGGTTTTTTAAAGCAAATGGATAGTAATAAAAAACATAAAGGAAAAAAGAAATTAAGAAAGTAGGTGATACCAATGTCAAAAGTACAATTAGCATATACTGGACTACATATGCCCAGAGAAATAGTAGAGGTTGATGAGTTTCTAGCACCAGCTCTTATTAAAAGAGGAGATTATAAAGCAGTTAATGTGGCTAAGGTGTTGAAGGAGAAAGAGGAAGTTGAAGAAGTTCCAAATGAGACATGGACAGAGAAAGAAATAAAGAAATGGATGAAAGAAAAGAATGTTCCAATAAAATATGATACTTCGAATGAAGAAAAAGCAGATAAATTAAAGGAGTTAAAAGATGCTGGATATTTATAATGGTAAGTGTCGGAACATCAAGAGATCAATTTCAAAAAATATTGGATGCAAATTCAGATAAAATTAGGTTTAGAAAGTTTACAATAGCTCGTTCTGCAACAGATTATGATGATGAAGTAACATTATCATCTCCTGTTGATACTTGGGCAAGTGGAAATGTTCAACAAGTAGATTCTCTTTCAAATTCTCAAGATGCATTATTAGTGCAACAAGGAAAGTTATTACAAAATGATATTAAAGTTTATGTATTAGGAACTATTGATACATCGGGAACGTGGAAGATGGGATTGGGCAGTCCGCATAGGGAGGAGTATGCACCGATCCCTGATGGTATACAAACTCATTTTATTAATGGCAGTCCTATTTATAAAAAATTGTTTTTAAGGGTTCTTCCAAATGGATCTTTAATAGGTGAGTGATGTGGCAAAAGATTTTTCAATTGAAATACGAGGAATACCTGAAGTTCAAGCTTTTTTAAAAAATTCTTCTAAACAAAAGCAACGACGAGTTAATAAAACTATTCATAGGGAAGGATTTAGGGTAGAGGCTGAGGTTAAGCAAAGTATTGCTGGTCAAAGATCCGAGCCTAGAAGTGTTGATACTGGAAGATTTTTAAATAGTGTGCAAACGGATAATAGTAAATATTTTCAGTCAAGAATTTTCTCAAATGTTCGTTACGCAATTCACTTAGAAAAGGGTACAAGTAGAATAAATCCCAGGCGACATTTTAAAAATAGTGCAAATAGGAAGAGGGTAGAGATCGTTAATAATATTTCAAGAGCGCTACAATAATTATATAATTAAAATATATGTATTTAAATACATTAAAAATATATTTTTATTATTCTGCTATCAAGCGAGATAGTAAGAAGCCAAGCGAGGCATGATATGGTAACAGCAATCAGCGGACCAACATTCATAAGTGATACTCTCATATTCACTAGAGATGTTCTTAGAGATAATATAACAGATCCTCTCAGTCGTAATGGTTCCAATTTTGTCTTCACATCATATCCTCGTGATGATTTTAAATTTCAATATCCAATAATAACTGTTAAAGAGGACGGATTTAGTCAAATACAACGATTAGGGATGCAAAGCGAAGCGGCAGCAATGAGAATGCCTATAGAAGTGAGAGTGTGGGCTCGTAATGAGAAAGAAAAAGATACTATAAGCCAAGATGTGTTTAATTTTCTTAAAAAAAATCAATTTGGGACAGGATCAATATCAACAGATGTAGAACTTCATGATTTTACTCTAGTGAATTCAAACAATGTTGATGAAGATGGGAGTGCGGGGATTAAGAGTAAAGTAATGGAGTATTCATATTTGTATATTAATCAAGCGTGAAAATGGCAAATAATTGTATATGTGGATGTGGAAAGATTACCAAATATGGACAATACTCTAGAGGACATTCACCAAATAGTAGAAATGGATTTAATAAACATAATAATAGAAATTCAAAAAAAAGAATAGAAACATCAATAAAACGATATGGAAAAGTTAAAGGACGACCAAAAGGTATGAAACATACAGATGAAGCAAAAAAGCTTATGTCCAATAAAATAAAAGAATATTATAAACACAATAGACATCCTAATTATCAACAAATAAAAATTCTATGTAAGTATTGTAAAAAAGAATTTGTGGGATATAAAACAAGGATTACATGTTCAAATTTATGTAATTCAAAACAAAATTGGAGTGATAAAAGTTATATAGAAAAAAATAGAAAATCTCATTTAGGAATTATTCCTTGGAATAAAGGAATGAAAGGAATGGGAATACAAGTTAATTGGCGGTCCAAAAAATTCTAAATGAGCAGCATCAAAATAACATTCACTACAAATTGATGTAAAATAGAAGTATGGCAATAAGAATCTATCACTGCATCCACTCAAATCAATAAATTGCCATATACTCCTACTATTATCCTTATCTGGATTTATTGTAATATTAGACAATATTCTTTCATATGTTTCATTATAAACAAATCCATCAACTTTAGCTGTTGTATTGCTAAAAGTCACATTAAGACAGGAGTCTATCGTCTCATTAGACTTAACATATATATCTAGTGGCTCATCATATCCTAAATTACTAATATTAAATATTGGCGTAGAGTTTGTTTGCCTGACAGGAGTTATATTTTTGCTATTATTAGTTCGTGCAAGAACATCATACACTTGTAGTATGGGTAGACTAATATTATATGGCGAAAATTTCACAAGTATCTTATGTATTGCTGAAGTGCTAGCATCATGAGCTGTTGCAGTGTAATTCAAACTTCCCAAAAAATCAAATTGAATATCTGACACATTAAAAGTGTCTCCATCAAATGTATAGTTTATTTCACATTGGGTACATGTTTCGAATCGTGATTTGTTTAACACTACAGGATTAACACTTGCATTATTAACAAAATTATTGATTTGCACTTGTCCAGCATCTCCCACAGTTATTTTGATTGGAACAAGACCAATTATGTCAGGTTCAGAAATATTAACCTTCTTTGGAGAATTTGAACCATCTAAAACATCAGGGAAATTCCAGTCAATAATCCCATCACTATTATAATCAATCGAAATATTTGATGCGCTTGCATTAACTATATTAATACTCACACTTCGAACAATTGGGCTGCTTGTGTTTACTGTTGAGTTAAGAAAAGCTTTCCAACATATATTGCTTCCAACAGTATCAAAAATATGAAGAATACCTGGATCTACCTTTTCAAAAGTTCGATTAGTAATATTACACACACTACTCATATAAAATGTAGCATCAGTGTCAGGAGGCTCATGCCAACTAGCATCAAGAGTTGCTCTAATAATATTATCTGGTATATTAATCATTGTTCCTGTAATATTTCCTTCAGGATCATATCTACCATTTGTGCTTCTGTTCAACATTGCACCTCCCCACTTGATTTCCTCAAGGATTAAGGTAGCGTTTGACGGAAGCCCGGTGCCACCACCATCACCACAAGTGTGGGTTGCATCGAGAAAGAACCTGAATCGTAAGCGTTGAGTAAAATCAAGACTCGATAAATCTTTCACACCTTCTGTCGTGCCATTAATAAAAACTTCCCATGATGTACTATCATTTCTAATTAAGGTGAGGTTATGACCAGCACGTTCACTTGTGAATCCTGCTGTATTTTTATGATCCTTAAAATAATTCTTCAACAAAACAGTGCTCGTCCCGTCGTATACTTGAATGTTAATATTACTGAACCTCGCTTTTCCTGAGACTGAACAAGAACCTGCATCCTGCTGCCAATGATACAATAATTGGATAATGCTCGTGTTATGAAAGTTTGCAATTGCTGAAGATTCAAGAAACTCAAATGATTGAGGACCAACGTTACTATGATGAGCAGATGCTACAAGATGAAGATTACCAGACTTATAAGACAAGTCACCAAATCCTGGCGAAGAACCAGCTATTTTATTCATACTCCACAATGTATTATTATTATCGAAATCGTCAAAAACTCCAGGAGCTGTAACATTATCAGTAAATGTCCAATTATGAGTGAATGTATTGTTGAATTTTTCATTATGATCAAGTTCATTTCCAGCATCTACATCAAATCCACTTACATCAAATGTTAAATTTTGTGTTGAACCTGTAGTGTTAGTGAATATAATTTGTGATCCAGCCTTTGCGTAAGTTAAATTAACTGTAAATTTATAAATAGAATTATGAATGAAATCATTTTGAATAACATGAAAATCACTGAAATTGCCTCTAAAATATATAGTTTCATTTCCATAACTCACATTTAAATTCCTCACTGTTCCATTAGCTGTCATATTAAATTGCACTGCCTCCATTTCAGTGCGATTATCCATAACTACAGTTATTAGGGTTGTATTTCGTAAATTTTCTGTAGCTCCAACTGTAGTGTTTGCTCGTCTCAATGTTGTAATGTTAAAATCAAATATTGTGGATCCCTCATTACACGATACATTAATTCCAAGTCCAGGAGCATCAATATCTATGCAAACCTCTCCTTGACTAACTGCTTGAAGCCGTGCAATGCTATTCAATTCGTATTTTCTTGAATCGTTTAAAAGATTTAAAAATAAAGTTAGACCAGTCTCGTTATAATTCACATTCAAACATCCACTCATACTAACATTATTTTCAGTAGCATCTGAATTTATGCAAGATGCATAGATACATTGTGTTGTATCAACAGTGAGGTTGGGGAGTAAAGTAAAAGAATGGCTTGTAACCTCAGTTGTAGATAATTTATATTCCGAATTATTAGCTACCATTGTTGTGTAGTTTTCATCACTTCTTGAAGTGCTGCAATTTGCATTTTCATTAGTCACAAATGTTCCTGTTAGTAAATTTGAAGATACATTTATTGTATCTCCTACATTCCATACTGACGTATTTCCAATAGTATTATTAGATGTTACATTCCAAGTTGAATTAGTAGGTGGTGTAAGATCAGGTAGATCTACTGGTCCTCCTGTAATGTTGATAGTAAGGTCATCCCAGAAGTTAGGACCTCCTGCAACATTGGTGTCAGTGTCAAGCCTGATTGTATTAATACACTTGTCAATAGGGCGTGAGTCGTTAAAAATTAAGCTATCATTAATATATCCTGTAATATTTGTACCATTAGTTCCTCGTACAATAAAATGCATCTTAGTCCAACCACTGTCTGACCTAGTGTTATTAGTAATATTAAAAGATCCTACGGTTGCAAATGTATAATTCTTTTCTCCAGCTTGACTAGCAGTATTATTATCAATTCCCAATCTAGCTATTGAAACAGTATCATGGTAAAGAGCAATCGTAGCTCTTGACCCAGCAGTGTTATTAGAAGAATATATTTCAATAGTGAGATTAAAACAGTCTCCAAGTAGATAGTCAACTCTTCCACCACCAGCACTCCCTCCTTTTATTCCAAGAGTTCCTGATTGCGCTTGTATATTAGAGTAATTGAAGAGGTTGTTCTGATTTGTAGTATTCCATCCACCTACAAGGAGATGTTCATTATTGCTTCCAGAGGTTCCGTCAATAGTCGTGTCAGCTGAATCAGTAATTGTTCTTAAAACCTCTACATCTTCTAACTGGTCAGCATAGACAAATAGTATGAATAATAAAAATACTAGTAAAATTATTTTTTTCATCAAATTCCAACCTCTGTACACACTCCTCTTTCAACCTCATGAACTCTACACTCCCCATATTCTTCATAATTCCTATCTCCTATAGGAATTGACCATTTATACAATTTTCCTCCAACAATGTTAGAGTTCTCATAAATAATATTATTCACTTCAATTCCTATCCTTTTTCCATTATAATATTGAATATCAAAATAATCAACAAATCTTCTAGTAATATTTTTTGCCTCAACACAAGTGTTATTAGCATAACAAAACCTTTCTACTGTTCTTACAACACTCTCCTTATAAATAGGAACTCTTCTACTTCTATTCTGATAAACTATTTTGTAGCCAAAAAATACAGGATCAAACTCTTCTCCAGTTATCTTACCACCCCATTTAATAGTGTCAGTAGGATTATGTTTAAAAATAACAATCTTATATTGATTCTTCTTGCCCTTAATAAACTTTTCAATATAACTATATCTGGAGGTTAGTGGAGTGGTCCAATCAAATTCTCTCCATCCAACTCCACAAGGATACTTTTCTCTATCTAATCTTTTTTTAGAAGAATATCTACCATCTTTTTTACAATAATAATACTCTTTAACATCTGGTTCAAAAGACAACTTCACCGCATTTTTATTATAAATATACCAAGTAGAAATATTTTTAAGAGTTATATTGAATGGACCCTCACAAATATCGTTATAATCTCCTAAACAAAATTTATTTCCTGGAAGTTCAACATCAAAGTGTTGAGATAGAACAAACCATGTGATAAGTCCAATAATACTAACTGTTAGTCCAAGTCCTATATATTTTGTTCTAGACATTATATATCAACCAACATCATATCAACTGTATAAACAGTTGATATACGATCTCGTACTACAGACAAAAATTCAACCTTCACATCTCTCGTGCCATCAAATACCCATGACACTGTATCATTATCTCTATAAAAACCTTCTAACGTGGCTTGATCTGCATCTTTGTTCGTCCCTACCAACTCTGCTACTATTTTCCATTTTCTAGAATCTAATCCCATATTCTGCAGTTGATCACCAGCTCGTGCTGGTATAGCATGATGAATAAGAGACTTCTTTTCAATAGGAACAATACTTGATGCATTAATAGTTACTCCACCTAATGTTACTGCCATTATTATCTCCTCGCTAATTGTTGATGAACGACATCACCAATCCTATTAGCCAATACTTCAACATCTGTATCATTATTTATTGTAGCGTTAATTTGAATATTCACATCTCCTCCAATCAATCCTCCTATTGATGCCGGATCTTTTGTGCCAATAATAGTATCAGCACTACTAAATTTTTGTAATGGTTGTCCTGGTCGAGAGATGAAATCGTTTAAAATAGGATTTCCTTGTGGATCTTTTGCTATTTCACCACCTACTATTTTAAATTTTCTTGTAGCACCACCTGCTCTAATGTCAGCAGTTGCTCCAGCAAATGACCTAATAACTTTTTCTCCTCCAATAAATAATTCTCTCGTAGCAGCAAATCCTTCTCCAAACCTCCTAGTGGTTTCATCAAGTTCTTTAATCCCATCAATTAATATTCTTAATGGACCTTCTGCTAGTATCTCAGCATTATCACCAAAAAGTGTTATTCCAAGTGCAGACTTTGCAAATTCATCATTTAAAAGTTTCATAACATCAACTTCTTCATCTAGACTTTCAGTCAATGATTCAGTAGCATCTTTTACTTCAAACATTGAGTGAAGCCATTCTTTTCTTTCTCTCACACTTTCTCCCATTTGAAAATTAATATCTCTAATTCTTTCACTCATAACACGAAATTTATCTATAGGTTTTATTGTACTATCACTTAAAACGCTAAGAGTTACAATAAACTGAGCCATTCCAAGATTAATTACATCGAGTGTATTACCAAAAACTAGACGTAAACCAGCTGCTACTTCAGCAAAGGTTAAAGGTATTAAACCTATTATTTTTGATAAAGTAATTGTTTTTTCTTGCGTATTATCAAGCGAATCACCAACATCTGCAAATAACACCTGTGCTAATTTTGTGAATCCTTTAGTCATTTCAGCTAATAAAGGTGTAAGAGTTCTAATAGCACCTGCCATTTTCTCTCCAACTAACGGGACTAATTCTTCAAATTGAGGTATTACATCATCAAATAAAGTTTGAGCTAATTCTTTCATTGGTTCTGTAAGAAATGCTCCAAGATCCTCACCAAGCAAGGTTAATTCATCTTTCACATTAGAAAATCTTCCTACAACTGTTGTTGCAAATTTTTCAGATAAATTAGCAAATCTACCACCTTCACTACTCATATCCATAAATGCTTGAACAACAACCTCAGAACTTATTTTTCCAGCTGATGTTAATTTAAATATTTCTGCAGTTGTGACACCCAAAGTTTTTGAAAGCACATTAATTAATGGCACTCCAAGAACAGCAAAATCTCTTAATTCTCTTCCAGTTAATTTCGCCTGCGTTTTTACCTGACCCAAATTTAATATTAATCTTTGTAATCCCTCTTGCCCCCTTCCAATTCCAGCTGCAACATCACCCACGGCTTTTAATGTTGGAAGAACTTCTTTAGCTTCAAATCCAACAGCTAGTAATTGTCTAGCTGATAGTCTTATACCTGCAATTTCGAAAGGAGTTTTTTTAGCAAAATCAGATAATTTTGTTAAAAATTTAGTAGCTTCCTGAGCACTTCCAAGCATTGTTTCAAAAGCTATTTGATTTTGCTCAAGATCAGAAGCAAGTTTAATAGTTGTTTTTCCTAATTTTATCATAGCAATTCCTATTACTCCAACAGCTATTGCTGCTGCACTAGCAGCAACACCTAACGCTCTCATTCCTATACCAGCTTTTTTAAATGTAGAACTAAATTTGTCAACGCCTCTAATAATAATATTAACAGTAGCACCCCCTGCTGCACCACCAACAAAAGAACTAAGACTAACCATTATCGTCTCCTACCTCTTTGCTTTTGTGTATTTCTTTTTTTTCTTCTTTCCTCAATATTATAAGCTTGTATAATCATGTTAATCTCTGGAATAGTTAATGAATTGATATTAAAAAAATTATAGCCCATCTTATGCATGAAATAGATAAATTCCCGTTCCTGAGCTACTTCGACAAAAAATCTGCGTCTTTAATAGCCTCTCTTTTTGATGAAGCCTTTTCCACTTCTTTTTGAGTTCTTCCACTACTCAATGCTATAATAGCTGTAGTTATAGCATCAATATATTTTGTCTTCATAAAAGAAAGTTCATCATCAGAAAACTTTGGATCAATGCAACAATCTCTAATCATTTCCAAATCCTGATCTTTTGTTGTGCTACCATTTTCAGATTTAGTAATCATTTCTCTAATTTTTCCTCTGGGCAAAGGTTTCAATAAAATTTCTTGCTCTTTCAACAACTCTAATTTAATTTTTTGAGGAATTAACTCACCTTTCTCATTCCTCTCTAATAAACACTCTTCTTTATTTAGCATAAAAAACCACCCCCTATGCTAAAATATGTTGTATAATTGTATTGCATCATTTACCAACACACTAACTACCTGCGGTACTAGGGTGAATGAATATTCATTCACACCCTCATTAGGCGAAGGAATTTCTGCAGCAGTAATTTGTCCACCACTAAATGTTATAATAGCATCACGTGTTGCTGCTCCAGCATCAATAACCAATACTCCCTGCAGTGTACTTCCACCTTTGAAGTATTGATCATACAACTCTTTTGCCCTCTCACTAGATGCGTCAGCAGTGAAATTGAAAGTGTGGTCTCTATTTGTTGGTATTGGAACTGCTGTTACTCGACTTCCATTAACATAATGAGCAGGTTCCAAATTATTATTTATTATTAATTCAAAGCTTTTCATTTCTGATTGTGTTGTTCCAGATGGTAAGCTAAGGTGTGTATCGCTCCATAAAAACGCTCTTGTTGTTGCAGCAGTTACAGCCGTTGATGCTCCTGAAGTAAAACTTACAGATTGAGCCATATAACTTACATCAACTGTTATAATATCTCCCTGACCCGCAGATACTGTAAATGTGTTGACAATACATCCATTAGCTGTTCTGATAAAGTTTAATCCTGTACCAGGTGCCGTTTTACTATCTTCTATCGTGAAGCTAACGAATGGGTTTAATGGTCCTGATGTTGCTGAATTTCCCTGATCGCTATTTGCTTCACTCATTGTATGAGTGAATGGTGATGGCGACCCTGCATCGACATTACTACCTAAAGCAAATGCTAAAAATTTCCAATCTTGTGGAAAGTATGTAAATGTTCCATTAACATCACGTGGTCCGTTATTATACACATCAACATTTCTATCTCCTGCACCTAAATATCTTGTTAATTGAATATTCTCCTCTTCTCCTAAGTCGTGGCTCTGTACTTGCCCAATCCATTGTCCTGTACCTGATGCTGTTGCATATGTACCACTCTCGTACTGAAAAAGCACCTTATTTTGATCTGAAATAAATCTGGCGCACATTTTAAAACACCTCCATATGTTTTTCTTTTCTTATTTCTTGTTCAGCTTCAACATGACACTTTCTACAAAGAGTCATTAAATTATTTGCTGAATTATCTTTACTAATTAAAAAAGGAATTTTATGATGTACATCAACTCTTTTGCCTTCAATAAAACAACTTTGACATGTAAGATCATCTCTTAAACGAACAAAATGGTAGCACAACAAAAGATCAGGATTTGGAAATGATTAGAGATTGTTGCATTGATCCAAAGTTTTCTGATGATGAACTTTCTTTTATGAAGACAAAATATATTGATGCTATAACTACAGCTATTATAGCATTGAGGTATTACATCATCAAATAAAGTTTGAGCTAATTCTTTCATTGGTTCTGTAAGAAATGCTCCAAGATCCTCACCAAGCAAGGTTAATTCATCTTTCACATTAGAAAATCT